TTGCTGTTGCTGTTGTTGTTGTTGTTGTTGTTGTTGTTGTTGTTGTTGTTGTTGTTGTTGTTGTTGTTGCTGTTGCTGGTTCTGATAACTGGTACTTATTCCACGACCAGCTCTTGCACTAACTAATCTACCATACTCTTGTGAAGCCTCGCCTGGACTCATTCCTAAAACATTTGTCAAAAACCCTAAGATTTCAGTAGAACCTAAGTCCGCACCAGCATCCGAATTGAACAATGTCTCTAGTTGATTAAGGTTTGTTACACTCTGTAATACGTCTTTTGCTACAGTGTCTCCTTGACCTCCGCCGACTTGATTTCCGCCACCTTGACCTCCGCCACCTTGATTTACATTCACAGAAGACTGAGCAGGAGCAGTTACAGGTAAGTTTTGAGCAGTTTCAAACTGATTTAACGCAGCTTGAGCTTTCTGTATTGCATCAGCACCTCCACTTGCTTGAGCATCAGCCAATCTTTGCTTTAATAACTTCACATTAGCTTGTACCATACCAGCAATCGTAAACTTATCTACAGGCTTTGTTGTGGATACTTGTGTTTCACCAGCTGCACCAACCACAGTCGCTGTGTTAGAATCTTTTGGGGGATCTTTTGGAGGATCTTCTGGCGGAGGTGGTGTTGCCACAGGAGGTTGAATTGTCTGTTGCGTAGAAGCAAGTAAATCAGCCTCTTTTTGCATTTCTGCATCTATTGCAGCTTGTGCAGCAGCCTCTTGCTGTATTGTAAATAAATCTTTTCTAGCATTAGCGGCAGCTTGTGCTTGATTAAAATCTAATTCGTCTTGCCTGAACTTTTTGGCTGCTTCTGCACCCTGTCCTTTCCAAGCCCAACCATCATCACCAAAACCCCACGCTCCAGCCATCAAATCATCGCCTCTGTCATAATCATATCCTCCTCCAGTAGTGCCTCTAAGACTACCTAAATCTCCACCAGTAACCCCAGCTTCAACCATAGCTTCTGGCAAATCTCCACTAGTGTCTAAGTAATTAGCAAAAGCATTTGATGCTAAATCTGCACCCCATCCTGAAAGAGTAGCTGCTACACTTTGATAAGTTCTTTTATCTGGGCTATAATTTCTATAAGGTCCTGTCGGACTTTGCAACACCTTCAAGGCATCTTCACCAGTTACCACGCCATTAGCTAAATCAGTTTTCAACTCTTGTAAAATTTGTGTCATGTCGACACCCTGAATATCACCACCCCATGCTAACTCAGCCCTATTTATATAATATTGGGCATCCTTTCTGGCTGTAGCTTCAGTAGCGCTTTTCACACCGAACCCTGAAGCCATGCCACCAGCTCCCTTTTTAATCTCGAATTTATTCGCTAAATTTTTAATCTTATTTGCAAACGCTTTTCCAAATGGATCTGCCATGACTAACTACCTCCTTGTGGTGGTATTAAACCTAAATTTGATAACCTGTTTTCTGTACTTTGTGCGCCTGGTCTTGGAGTTCCTGGTGGAACTGAAGGACCAACTGGTGCTGTAGGCATCGGAGGTGGAACCCCTAATGCTGCATTTGGCATAACTGTAGGTGGTAATCCTGGACCACCACCTTGTGGCATACCTTGTGGAGGCATACCTTGCGGTGGCATACCTTGAGGAGGCATAGGAGCGCCTTGCGGAGCCATTCCCATTCCCTGTACTTGCATAGCTTCAGCCATTAATTTCATTTCTTCCATGCTTTTAGCCATGAAAACTCTTCTTAATTCTGCCTGATATAATTCAGCAAGATCTTCTCTGCCTTGTCGATTAGCTGCTTGTAACAACGACCATAAAGTAGCTTCAGGTAAAGTACGTTCTGCTACTTGTGTCTTGATAGAATCTTCCATCTGGTCTGCTGATTGTAAGCCTAAAATATTATCTCTGATATAAATATCTGACAATAATGGTGTTTCACCTTCTCTAGCAATCTGTGCCATAGACATCTTACCCATCTCATCTTGAGGTAGTTGTCCTACCATCGTAACTTCGGCATCACCAGCGTTACGAATCATCTCAGGAGTGACTTCTTCTTTGAAATACATCCTGTTTTTATCTTGTCCACTAACTTCAAATGACTTGAAACCACCAGTTATATATTGATCGCATATCAATTGGAATATAGATTTGTGTGCTTTTTCCATAGCTTGTAATCTAGGTACTAATACAGTTTCAACACCTTGTCTGAGTGTATTGATAGCAAATCCTGATAACTGGAACTCTAATTGTCCATATATAGAATGGGGTAATCCACCTCTTTGCATCTCTCCAGATATTAAACCCATGAACACCCCAGATTCCCTAGCCATCTCTAATAACCCTAATGGCTCTACATCTTCACCTTGACCCAAAGCAATTTCTGAACCCTCTTTATACGGATCTTCTTCTAATGTTTTCGTACCATCTCTTGATTTGACTTTCAGACCTTGTTTCCTTGATCGTGCTGTCAGCTCCAACATAACACTCATCATGAAGTTATGTTTCTCAAATAAATCCCTAGAAGACTTGTAACAAGACTCACCATAATCTTCTATCGTGTCTAAGTTTCCTGTCTCTGATATAGCTTGTACTAATGGCTGTGCGCCAACTGGTCCTAAAACAACAGGCACTTTCTCAGAGCCATGCTTAGTCCTTTTCTTCAAAACTGTATCATCTGTACATACTATATTGTCTTCTGAATCATAAAAATCATATACATCTATCCCATCGTCATCATCAGGTCCTTGACCATCACTTTTTATATCAACACCCCATATAGCCTTGATTTCAGTAGGAGTTTTCTTAGTCTTATAACAAGCCCAAGCTAATCCATTCTTTCCTTCACCCCAATATGTATGAAGTGGATCCCAAGGTTGTATTTCTACATGAGTTTCACCCTCATCGTCTTTAACTAACAAAGCCCTTGCAGCATACCATCCTCTTAATGTGATAAACCAAGCTAACTGATGTCTTATCTTAGGTTGGAATCTGTCGATCAACCTGTCATCAGCAGCTTTCAGCACACCTATCAAGAACTTTTCTTTAGCATCGTTATTTTCTCGTTCTTCTCTCTGTGAGTTATTGTATGGTATTCTTACCACCATCTCAGCAGAAGACAACCAAGAAATCAACTTGTCTGCATATACTTGAGGTTCATTAGATGTGTATGACTGATAACCTTCACCAGCATCGAACTCTTCTAAACGATATATCTTATGGTCATCATCCATTCGAGTACGAAGTGGTTCTGTCAAATCATAGTGATTGTCAACTAAAGCAATAATTTCTTCTGGTTTATAGTTAGCCATTTACCACCTGTTTACCTTTATAGTGCTGTTTTCAGTTATATAGCCATAGCCATACCTGTTAATCAAACCATAAATCACTGCCTTGACACCATGATTATACCTGTCTTCAGGAGTTTCTCCAACTATTGTACCATCTCTATCCATTTTCCATCTATATGCTCTGGTCTGTCCATCAAATGGATTTGGCTTGATGCCAAACTCTGATAATATACCTTCACACTTGGGATTAAATACAATTCTTGGTTCTCTTTGTTCTACAGGATCGGTCTTTAAAAAAGCCTTTAATCTTTCTGTTCCATCGTTGATTCTTATCTTTTGTGAATCAAAATATATACCAGTTTTCTCCATCCATACTTCAGCAGGAGCAGCCATAGCCTGATGTTGAAATCCAGCTACGTCAATGACACCAAATTGTGCATCTTTCCACCATATCTTCGACTGTGCTATCTCGATAATCTCATCAGTGATTAAATCTCGTTCATATATTTCATCAATAACTCGTATCTGATCGTTAACTACCTGTATAACTTCAACAGCATATGCTTCTGCATAACCTGGGTCTATCCAGATATGTACTGGAATATCAGGTTCATACTCTACGTTTTGTATATGTATATCAGGTCGTATCTCTGTAAACACCATTCCTTGTGGAGGGGAGGGGATACCTTCTATTCTTTCTAAGAAGAAATCATCAGAAGATACCTTTTCTAATGCTAAAATCTCTGGATCTTCTCTACCACCAGGGTATAAATGTTCATTTGAATAGCTTGGAAGCGAAAAAGACACCTCATCAGAGCTACTAGATGATTGCCATGATTGAAACATCTGCGGATACCAACCCAATGAACCTTCAAATGTGCCTGACAAGAACAACCAACCACGTTTCGGAGCGCATCTGCCTCGTAATCTGTGAAATGTTTCCAAATCTAACTGAGAAGCCTCGCATCCTACTATCCCATTTGGCGCTCTCATAGCTAGAGTTCTTGGGTCTTTAGCTGATTTAGTCTCTATCCTAGTTCCATCCGCAAGAATGATCCTACCTGGGTCTACTCTCTTAGATGCTTCTTTTAACAACCCCATCGAACCGAAATCTTCGACAAGATACTCAAATTCAGCTCTTGTTCGTTCATAATCGGCAGCAACTAACCAAAACAACCCTGGTTCATCGTTCTCAAACAACCTAGCTACCAAATACTTAGAAGCTACCATAGATTTACCTGCTTGTTCACCACCAGCAACCAAAACAAATCGTTTCCTAGAAGATAAAATATCTTTTTGTAACTGTGTAGGGGAAAACCCTAACTTCTCGTACAAAACATTTGCAAATCTATTTTTGTTAGTCGTAAGTTCTACAACCATAACGTAACTATTTCTTCTTAGATTCTAATAATTTGTCAAATTCCTCTTTA